CGATAATCACCCTATTCTCCTAATGAAAAGTGACATTTCTATTTTGGGGAATTGGGTGACATTTTAAAATTGGAGTGACAACCGAAAATCAACTGAGTGTGTTTTCTATGTGTAAGCGCTATTTATCTAAGTTATCTATTGAGATGAGTACAAATTAGAATGAATAAAACGTGCATAAAATAGGTGAGATTTTGCATAGCCCAAATTTTCAATGAAACCGCTGTTTTTATCAATCTACCCCATGATTTGCTTGTATGCATCAGATGCTTCTTGAGGTGACATGTTAGCAACCTCTGTTTTAATAGGCCCACCATCGGCACCAGTTAATTCCGTCTTGTTCTTCAGCATACCTAAATGCTGTGCAACCATCTTAAGTGCTTCATCTTGATTACGAGTGATAACCTCGACACCAAACTTACCTTCTTTCACGCCAGCAAATACTCGACGCGCTGGCCCTGTTAAATCGCGCGTATCATGAAAGTACGCACGGCCAATACCAGCACCGTTACAACGAGGGCAATCAGGATTTGGATCTAATGTTTCATCGTAACCGTAACCGCCCACATCTTGTGGAGGCGGTTTCTTTGCTACGACTGCTTTTTTAATAGCATCTTCAAACTCTATTGAATCACGCCACTGGTAATTGAAACCAAAGCCCCAGCAATGACGACAACATAATCGACGGTATTCGGTCAGCTCGTTAACGTCTGCCGTTGCGATATCCCACCACATTTTTAATACGGCATCTTGGGTTATCTCGGTTCTGCGTTCCCGTTCTGCTAATGCGTCAGTGATTGCTCGTGAAACCTTAGCATTTCTTAGCATTCGAGTAGCATTGACATAAGCTGTATTTCCTTCGCCTTTATAACCGGCTCGCTTATATGCTCCTGTTCGATTTAAGTCGATAAGGTATTCACTAACAAATTTAATCTGTTGTTCAGTTAGCCCGTAATTGCGCAGACTAAACGTGTTTTCATTATCGTGCGCAGTTGGTATATCACTATTGCGCATTGGCTCTTTTGCGCATTCTTTTTTCTGCGCAGTGCGCAATTTCTTGTGCGCAGTTTTTTGCGCATTCTGCGCACTGGATATTTTGATATATCGTCGTGCTGTTGAGTAGTTCAGTTCCTTTAGTTCGCACCACTCTTTAGGGGATATTCCTGTTATAGCATGCTCGGCGAGGAACTGTTGTTGTAGCATCCCCCAATCCGGTTTTGCCATTGTGTTTATCTCCTTAGCCTATTAAAAAGCCCATTCGTTAAAATAGGCTTTGTGATTGACTCTTATGAATTGTACTCGTCTCTCCGGTTGTCACGCCCTTTCTTCTACCTACAGCTGACGTTGCTGATAATGTTCGGACTTAATAAACGATGGTATTCGCTGTTTCTGATTTCTCTTACACACTCAATGTGAGGATATCATGTCATAGTTAATGTATGAGAACGGCGACAACGCGACGCTTTTCTTTTTGGGATTTCACTAAGTAACTTTCTAGCTCGGCATGTACAGAGGGCTTTGCAATTTCGATAGCATTCGGTTTTATTATCAGCGTCTATACTCATTGAGCACACTCCGCTCTAATGTAATCTTGTAGCCCTAAGATTATTTGCTCTGACTGCGCAATTCGCTCTCTGAGTAACCAATAATTTCTGATAGCGGTGTCAGTAGGTCGGGCGGTGGTTGCATCATCCACGCTGGAGGTGGTAACGCCTTCGGGTTTTGGACAGTTGGCTTTGATGTACACCCGCTCAGGATTACGCTCACTAATATCACGCAAGCGAGTAATTTCATTCTTTGCATTAACAAGCTCCTGTGTGTGCCTTGTATCAAGTTGATTTAGTCGCTCTATGCGGGCTTGATAGTCAGTATTGATAGCCTTTTGCTCTTCAAGTGTGGTAGTAAGTTCTTTATTGTTTTCTGCCAGCGTGTTAATTCTTTTAGCTTGTGCATTAATCAGCACGCCACCACCAGCAACAATACCCACTATCACAATGACTATGTAAAGTTTCCAATGCTTCATAATTAGTACCGATGATGTGAAATAGCTATCTGACAGCGCTTGTCTAAGCTTGCTTTATCGTTAACACATGAATTATCAATTGAGAGATAAATGCCACCAGCAACTGTGATGAGTAATGCGAGAATAAAGCTTATAACGATAATTAAAGGTTTCCATGACATAGTGCTGACTCCGCATCTCTACGACTGACTAACCCTCGCCATACCTTGCCACCAGCATAAACCCAGCGTTTCATTTCTTCACATGCACCATACTGATCGCCTGCATTTAATTTCTTTAGCAACGTAGAACGTGCAAATGCTGTGGTACCGACATTAAAAGCAAAGGAATATAGAGACGCTTTCGTTTTATCATCTACCGGCACTTTAACCAGGACATCAACTTGTTGTTGAGTTCTGATAAAGTCTTTCTGCAGTAATTCCTCACATTCTTGCTTTGTGTATGTCTTACCTTGAATAATGTCGTTTCCAGTATGGCCATAACAAACAGTCAGGATCCCAGCAACATCTCGGTAAGGTTCATAACGAACACCTTCAAAGTAACCAATCACTGTTAGCGCAATACTTACCGCACCGGCACTTGCAACTGCTGTCACTTTCTGTTTTAGGTTCATTAAATGTCCTTTTTAGCTTTAGTCAGCATCTCGCCAACTATCTTTTCTATGTCTTGCGGATCGCTAGAACAATTTCGATGAACTAATTCAGCAAATAACGCTGTTCGTTTCCGCTGTTCTCGCTGTGTCATAAAATAAGTTGCTAACCCAAGGAGCATGCTGAATCCCATCCCTATTACAAATCCCCATTCATAAAGTGAAAGACTTGCAAAAAAGGCAGTTAAGCCAGCCGTTCCGTAGGTAGCATTGGTCAATTTTTCCATGCGCATATACACCCCCTACGGAGTGTCCGAGTTTAGTTAAAAGGATGCAGACACACAGCTCTTGTGTGAAGTGATTAGTGTGTGATTGATACTGTGGTCTGCATATACGAAAAAAGACCGCCTAAGCGATCTTCTGAATGTGATTCAAGTCAAAAATTTTAAGTTATGTATATTAATTTCATAATATCTCTTGCCTTTGGTCGCGATTGCGACCATACTGTATTCATCGGGTAGGCAATAAGGCAGACCCAACTCAACTAAGTGAGAATATTATGAAAAGCACATACATCATCAAAGAAGTTCAAAATATCAATTCTGACCGTGAAGGCGTAAAGGTAGAAACAACATCATTAACTAGCGCTAAACGTATCGCGTCAAAAAACCAATTCTTCCACGGCACTGTACTACGCATTGAGTCAGAAAGTGGCAACTGGTTAGCATATAAAGAAGATGGCAAGCGTTGGATTGAATGTGAATAATTCTTAAGGGGCCTTTGCCCCTTTTTTATCAGGAAAATTAAAATGACAAATTTAGAGTTAAAGCAATTAAGACAATTACTTTTCTTATCCCCGTCGGAAGCCTCTTCGGAAATTGGACGCGTTGAGACGAGAACGTGGCAACGATGGGAAAAAGGTGATCGAGCAATTCCGTATGATGTTATTCAGCAAATGCAAATGTTATCTCTGACTAGATTAGAGCTTTTAAGCGTAGAAGCTGATCACTCACATTATATCTATCAATATTTTGACTCTCTTGACGAATACGTAAAAGCTGGCGGTACTCACAGCGTCATAAAATGGAGACTATCACAGTCTATCTCAGCACAATTACTTTCTGAAAAAATGGCCGAAATTTGGCAAGATGAAGAAATCATAAAAAATGATAACGCTTAAACAATGGCTGGTTATCTATCGTGAAATACTTAACGACAGACTCTTGTATAACGAGATAAACAAAAAAACTTATGCAGAATATGAGCTTTCAATAAGAAGATCTTCTGCGCTATGGGGAGATGCTCCACTAATTGACATTAGTGTCAGTGATATAGCAACTGCGTTATCAAATATTCAAAATGAAGGGAAATTCAGCACCGCTTATCGCTTCAAAATTCACTTAAAAAATATGTTTGTTGAAGCGCAAAGGGATGGTGTGATCCCTCTTCATCATAACCCAGCAATTATAGCTAGAACGCCGAGGCGTATAGTTAAAACAGGAAGACTTCTTATTAATGAATGGCGCTTAATATTTGAGTACGCAAAATATCGAGCGCCTGAATATTTTTCAAACTCAATGCTACTAGCTTTAGTTACTGGACAACGCATTAGCGACATTGTCACTATGCATCATGACCACATTTTTAATGATCATCTACACATTACACAAATGAAAACAAGCGAGCGAATAGCAATACCGCTGTCACTCACACTTGATGAGATAGAATTTAGCTTAAGTGATGTTGTTTCTATGTGCTCGCAAGAAAATCGTCTGTTAACGAATAATAGAGGAAACCCAGTAAACACTTGGTCGCTTTCTCGCTGGTTTAAGATATGTAGAGATGCGGTATTAAAACCAGTACCACAAAAAAAATTACCATCTTTCAGAGAGCAACGCTCTTTATCTGAAAGACTTTATAGAACTCAAGGTGTTGATACAATGACGTTATTAGGTCATAAACATCAATATATGACTGATAGCTATAACGATATTAGAAATAAAGACTATCGATATTTGAAGTTAAAATAGCTCCCAACTATCCGCTTTAGATACAAAAAAACCCAGCGCTTAGGCTGGGTTAGTTGGTCACTGTATAAAAACGGCAACTTATACTTAAATAGTGGATCATTGGCTCAAAGAAGTCAACACGTTCTTGCTATTATTTTTACTTTTCCACTCTTTTTCACGTTTTTTAAATGCATCTTTTAAATATGGGTAAATTAAATATTCAGCTGAACTAATTATGTCCTCAATTTCTCTTCTGCATGTAGACATAGAGGGTTTTCTATATTCTACCGTTCTATTGCGTCTAATCATTTGGCGCGGTTTTGCTATATTGTGGTAATAACGAGCAATAGCGCGATCTGAGCTACAAAAGGCATAACGAAGTAACAAGAGCGTAAATGCTATTCTGTCTATGTGATAAATTTTATCGACTACTTTAGCGATCAACATACCATCGTCGTCATTGCATATTTCTCGCTCAGGGTAATCACGCTTTTCTACTGTCGCCATAAATTCAGCGATAATACTGCTTTGCCTTTTTTCTATCCTCCCTGAATATACCCATGCTCCAAATTTTGATAACCAAGGCTGAATCCATGCGACCTGATCATCATCAAGCTTTAACCCATCAGATATACCCTTTATACTCGACATGCTCGTAACTCCATTACTTCTTGCTTAGTCTGTTCTAATAACTCAATTTCGGTACCATGAATTTCTTGCCACGATTTAGGCGAAGCGTGAAAGCCGGTTTCGTAACACGCTCTATGATGTGGGGGACACAGTGGTAAAACATCCGTATGACTAGCCCGTTGTGCCATTCCCTGCCCTGTTCTAACATGATGAATTTCCGCTAAACTGGCTCCAAACCCCATATTGCGACAACAAATACAACCCAGTTCCGCTACATCTGATAGCCACTTTTTTTCATCTTTGGTCTTTGATTTGATCATTGGTCTTGCCTCTATGTGAAACTTAATAATTGAGATACTGCATTTTCTACAAACTTTTGAGTGGGGAATTGCTTACTAAGGATAAAGTTCCAAAGCACATCGAGTGTTGCTTTGTAGAGTTCGCTAAATGCTAAATCGTCCATATTTGCAAAGCTGATTGATTTAGCGACACGACGAAAACTGCCATCAGGCATTTCATACGTATCGTAATAACCGGCTTGCTCTACAACCCAATAACGAAAAGCATCAAAAGATTTTGTTGCTGAAATATTTTGCGCACGATTTTGTGCAACTTCTTCAAGATAGATATCAGATGCGGATAATAGTGCATCAGCATTATCCGTATAATATGAAAGGAATGTGACGTAACCACGCACTAATTCTTTTTCTTCAGGTGAAATTGTACCGCCAACCGGCTCCCAATATTCATAGCCTAAGTCGAGTAATGCGAAGTATTTACGATGGAATCTAGGGTTACGAGCTTTCTTAAAATTCGCTGAAAGCACATCACCACACTTGATTTTTGAATGCAGAAAATCTCTCGTAACAGGATTAGCCGGTACAAGAGTATCGTTAGACATTTTGATAAAGCTATGCTGTGCCATACTTGACTCTCAGTTGACACAGCAAATGTTTAGGATTGGGTGTTCAGGCCAATGGGATTATTTTATCAGAAATACTTATTTCTTCAAAAGAAGATAATTTTAAATTTAAAAAATTAAATAAATAATTCTTTAAGTTTAGATACATAAGGTGTTATTGCAGATAGAACAGATGCCGAACCACCAGCAATAGTCATTATTTCGACTAGTTTTGTCATAACACCAGTTTGGTCTTTAACACTTTTCATCGACTCAACATGTGGGATTATATCATCAATAATTTGAGTGTCTTTTCCCTGCTTTTTTATCTCTAATAATTCAGAAAGTAGTTTATCTATTAAATCATGAGATTGAACTTGTAAATTTTGATTAAAATTTTCGCTGGCATTAGCAACATTAGCATTACCATAAATATTGGTATTAAATATATGTGCTATTTTTTCCTTTTGTTCATCATTCAAATTAGACAATTTGATATCCTCAATATTTGAAATTTTACTTTCTACTTCTAATGTGAATTGTAATATTCTAGTTTTAATTCCATCAAGAATAGCTGTATATAAATGAGCCGGTGACTCACTCCAAATCCTCATAACATTTTGATGTGTAAAACCTTTAGATATTAAGCTCACAATGTGTGTATCCCATGGCCTCTCCATCATAATAGAATCATGTGAAGTTAACTCCTCAATAGATGAGACACTATTCGCAACACGCATTACACCATAATTTTTTTGAATGGGCTCTGGAAATTTAGTTATATCTATTGGGTAATTTTTCCACATATTATAACCATCCGTAAAATCCCCTTTAACTACACAATTAAGTATCCTGTATTCAGGGAGTTCATCTGTATTTTTATATCCATTAAGTTCATCATTAACCCATCTTATAAAATTTTCATTTTTTATTTTATGAGCTAAATATAAACATTTTCTTAATAAATCAGATAGTTGAACTTTTGAATTAATGCAATCATTCTGTATTTCAATGAGTATTGACATTTAGAAATCCCCATTTAATTAATTATACTATTTTATCTTCAATTGTAACTCACGTCCTCCATAAGTAACCCAGCATTTTGAATCACCAGACAAACAGCATTGTTGAACAGGTAATTGCTCACCACAGCGTTTACACTTTTGCTTAGATAACTTCTCAGCTTGTCTTTTATATTCAGCATCATCTTTACGAATAAGCATCTGTAAGTATTCAACAACGTCATACGGTTCTCTACCAGGCATACGTAATACACAATTACGCTTTAACATTTCTAATTCTTGATGATCTACAAGTAATTCAATTTTGGTTACACCTAATTCTTTCTGTCGCTTACGTTGTTCAGCTTTACGTTCTGCTCCTGTTTTTGCCATTGCTCTTACCTCAATAGTTCATCCATAAACATTCTGTTCGAATTCCAGTGCCACGACCTGCAGAAATACGAGCTTCTTTAGTTACCTTTCGCCAACCAGTTAATTTATTATTATATAAATCAGAATCATAACCACTAATGATTACTTTTCCTGAAACAGAGTTCACTGTTTGTAATAATTCAGAATGCTGTTCATTAGTCATCTCGTAATTGTAATATCGATTACCTGTTACTCTTGTTTCAAGCACATAAGGGGGATCTAGATAAAACAATGTATCAACAGTATCGTGTTTTTTTATCAAATCTAATGCTGGCTTATTTTCAATAATGACTCCTCGCAAACGCTGACAAACTGCAGATAAGTTTTCAGGATATTTAGCCCACAAATGTGAGTAGATGGAATATTCGCGTTTACTATCAGACTGAAATCCCGAGTTACCGTTTAAACCAGAAGCTGAACCAAACCCCATGCAAGCGCGAACAACCATGCGTCTAGCTCTCTCTAATGGGTTATCAATAAACTCCTTAGCTAACATAAACTCGTCACGAGAATAAGCAGTAAGTAAACAAGCTTCTTGTAACTTAATGTTTAATTCAGGATCTCGTAATACCTTGAATAGATTTACAACTTCACTATCTAGATCGTTGTATATTTCTGCATAGCTACGTTCTTTCTGCATTAAGACGCTAGCAACTCCACCAAAGGGCTCTACATAGCAACGATGCTCTGGAAAATAACTTAATATCCATTTTGCTAAACGAAATTTACCTCCGTGATAGCGAATCACGGGATGTTTAATTTGATATTTATTCATGCTGTCATCACCTCACGCCAATAATTCAACCTATCTCTAAAAAACTCTCGATGTACCTCAGACGACTTTTCAATTTCCACCAGCACTCGCGTTCTATGTATTTTTTGATTGTTAAGCTGTCTAATTAATCGACTAGCTAATAAATCAAGCTGTTCTAACTCGCGATATTCTTCTGGCCACAAAGCTCGATTGTGAGGTAAATCATCAGGCAAATAAGAACGCCTAGACATAATTACCTCGTCGATTTTTGTGGTTTAACTTTAGGCTGATAAGGTGCTTTTGTTCTCGCTCTTGCTGATGCATGGAGGCGATCAATATGACACCGTGTATGGTCTAATCCATCATCAGGTAATATGGGGTGATTATCACGAACGAGAGATTCGTGAGTAAGAGAGTCTTTAATTGTCATGGTCTTGCCTCTGTTTTAACTAAAATGCTTTTTCTGCGTAACGACGGCGTTTATCACTTTGCTGTGATTGCTGTTGCATTTTGGACACTTCTGACGCTGTAATTTGGTCGGTAGGCAGATAGTGGCCATTCTTAAATTCTTGATATATTGTGCCGGTTTCTCCGTGTCTAAATTTATCGATAATGATCTCAGCATAATTTTTCGCAGGGCTATTTGGGTTATATACGGCTTCCCTATATGTAAATAAAATCAAGTCTGCATCTTGCTCTAGGCTACCAGAGTCGCGTAAATCAGCAGAAACAGGACGGCGTTGATTAATTGGTCGTTTATCAACATCACGAGACAGCTGGCTTAACGCAATAGTGGGTGTGTGTAATCGCTTTGCCAATCCTTTTAAAGATGCAGATATTTTTGCAATTGCTAAATCATTACGTTCTGCTTTAGGTTTTTTAATTAGCCCTAAATAATCAACAAAAATTCCTTTCAAATTTGGATATTTACGTTTGTGGTTTTCACTGATTGCACATATTTGTTCAATAGTTAGATTACTCGCATCGATGATATGAATATCTCTATCCATCAAATGGCCTAGTGCTGAACTTAAACGCCCCCACCCTTCATCATCCAATCGCCCACTATGTCTCAATGTTGATATTGGCAATTGTGCAGAACCAGCAACTAAACGCTCAGTGATTTGCTGATTAGACATTTCCATCGAGAAGAACAATGCACCGCCTCCATCTCTGGTCATACCCTCAGTCATCGTTAGTGCAAGCTCTGTTTTTCCCATTCCCGGACGACCACCAATAAAAACTAAGTCTGTTGGGTTAAAGCCTCCTATTTTGTCATCTAAAGCTTCAATGCCACTTTTTATCATCCCAACAGCATCCTCCCCTTTGTTTCTGCGTTCTAAAACATCCACATAACCTTCAAGTAATGTATTTAAATGCACAGGAAGTAGGTTCTGACTACCAATTGTCAACTGGCCAATTTGTGTTGCAAATTGATGAATAAATTCTTCAGCTTGTTCGTGATTATTTGCAGTAGTAATATCATTTTGATACTTGGAGATTAATTGAATTACTTCTCTAACACGATAATAACTATAAACTTTTGAAGCATAGCCTTTTAAATTTGCTGTCCAAATAGGTGTTTTAGATAGCTCAAGTAAATTTGCTAAATCGCCCTTTTCACCTAGCGCATCAGCAATAAAAAAGGGATCTATTAGAGAGCTTGCTAGCGCCTGTTTTTTAATTTCTTTGTAGACACTACGAAAATATCCAGAACTAAACGCATCTTCAGGTAATGTAGCTAATACCTCATATGCATCTTGACTGGCGCCACCAGCCAACAAACCACTAATCACCGCATGTTCCAATTCTTTCTCATGCATGATGATTACCTCTGCGATATGTTGGCCAGTTAAACGTTAATACTGTTCCGCCCTGTAATAATCTGTCCACAGCTCGTTCACCAAGCATTTCTTGCAGATCAACAACGGGCAGGTTGCTTATCAAAATTGTAGGTAGCAAATCTTCGTAGCGATCATTAATCACCTCAAATAAGATATTACGTTCAGAATCAGTGCCATACTGAACACCAATTTCATCAATAATTAACAAATCAGGTGTGCAATATTTTTCAAGTACATCAAGTTCACTGAATTCTGAATTTCCAGCCCATGTTCTTCGAAAAGCGCGAATGATACGTGAAGCTGTGGTAATGAATACCGTTTCTTGCAATTCTCCGGCAATCTGACGGGCGATTGATACCGCGAGGTGTGTTTTACCAGTTCCGGGTGTTCCACACAGTACAAGCCCCTCTCCTGCGTTTTTTCGGTCACCCCAAGTTTCAACGTACTGCTGACAAATTTTTAAATTATGTTTTGCTGTTGGCGTTGAGGCTACAAATGATTCAAATGTCGCATTAGCAAAGCGAGGTGGAATATTCACCGCAGTTAGTAAATTTTGTTCAGACATTTCCACCTCCCACAAACCAATGCGGATCTTGAGGCTGGTAATCTTTTTCGCTAAACCCAGTGTGAGAATTTACTTTTTGAGTTTGTACAACCGGTCTTTCAGGAAATAGCCCCAGCCAACCGTTGGCAATTGAATTACAAATCACAGCATTGGCGTCTGTGCAAAGCGATAATTTTTTTGCTTGTTGCTTGCACATGGTTTCTGTCAGCGGTTTTTTAATTTCTTTCCTGAAATTAATCCAATCCTGCCAAACCTCATCACTCACATTTGACGGTTTAGATAATTTTGGATCGAATTTATTTTTCGATTTTTTCCCCTCGAGTAATTCTTGTGGATCATGTTTTGAATTTACTTGTGGATCATGTTTTGAATTTACTTGTGGATCGCCTCCAGATTCTGGAGGGTGAACCCCCCCTTGAACGCCAGATTCTGGAGGGTCAAACCGTATATTTTTATCGTTTTCTGTACGGTCAGAATCTGAACGGTCAGAATCTGGACGGTGAGAATTTGATAGTTTTTCACGCTGTTTTCTTAATTTTGCATTTTCTTCTAATGCAATTTTTTCTAATTTATCGACATTTAAAAAATATAAATTTGAAGCGTTTCGATTACCATTTCTACGCTGTTTTTTAACCAACCAACCATCATTTTCAAGTTCATTACATGCATTGCGAATTGTGCTAATTCCCGCACCAATTTGACGACTGATGGTTTCAACACTGGGATAAGCAATCCCTTCATCGCTCGAATAATCTGCTAGGCGTACCATGATCATTAACTTGGTACCCTTAACACCTGAAACAGCACATGCATCCCATACATAGCCAGTTAATTTATTGCTCACATTACACCCCCAGTGATTTAGCTATGGAACGACATGCGCTTTGATACTGTGCAGGCGTTAAATTCTTTGACAGTAATTTTTGTTTTTGCTTCTCATACTGCTCCCAAACTAACAACGCAATAACACGTCTACTCTCAAAAATATCTTCAATTTCTGAAATATGAGCAGGTTTATCATTCAGCATAAAACCATTACGGTATGTAATTTTTTCAGTTGATCTAATCATTGGTCTTGCCTCTTAATGCACGCTGGTCGGGCGTGATATCTCATTTAACGCACGTACTACATTGTTTATTTGGTGTGACATGTCACGACCCTCTAATAAAATTTCTGTCATAGCATCAGCAAAACGCTGAATAGCAACGGTTGCTAAATAATTTTTGGTGTCTCCACGAACTCTAGCCAGCCTCGACGCCGGTAGTGCCATTTCAATCGCAGGCATTAACTCAGCTATTTTTCTTTGAGATGCACGAGAATCACCACGTAACCAACGAAAAATTTGTTGCCGGTTGTTGTTGATTGCTTTCCAATCAGCCCTGCCAGTTTGATCCTCAATTACATGCAATCGACCATTTTCTTGATTAATCACTAATCGTAAGTAAGCTCGACTAATCTCAATAGCGACATGCTCTTGTCCTTGTTCTACTGCCCAGTCCTCAATTTCAGCTCTGATAATATTGATATCAAAATTCATTTTTGCGTCTCCTGTCGCTAAAAAATTGATTATGCATAATCAGTTTTTTAATTTGATACCTGTAATACTGAATGCTCCTTTGGTAAACCATCCCAAGGGTTAGGGTAATCAACTGGATTGAGATCATGTGGTGTTACTAACCAATTAGTTTTTGCTGACCATTCAATAGCTTTCCTGCCTTTTGGTAGATAGCTACCAGCTATAACTTGGCTAATAAAACCTTGAGTAACTCCAACCATTTTCCCAAATTCGGATTGGCTAATTTTTTGTTTTTTTAAATACAAACCTAATTTCATATTTCTTCTCCTGTTATTTAATAACTGAATATTAGCAATGCTAATTTAATAAATCAATAGCAATGCTATTGGAAAATTATTAGCAATACAAATAAAATATAACGATGAATAGAAAAATTTCAGAATCAGACAAAATTGCAGCTCAGAACCTACGGAATATTTGGGAAGCCAAAAGAGAATCTCTGGGCTTAACTCAAGAAAAAGCTGCAGATATCATGGGGTTTGCAACACAAGGCGCTGTAAGCCAGTATCTTAATGGTAGAACAGCTTTAAACACAGATACTATTCTAAAGTTTGCATCACTATTGAGAGTTGATCCGGAGGATATTAACCCGGAGTTAAAGACTTTATTAGACTACGTCAGAAGAACAGGAAAAGAAGAAGAAAGTACAAAACAGCTAATGCCATCAACTCAAAATGAACACACCACATTAAAACTTATGGATGTGTATGCAAAAGCAGGTCCCGGTGGCTTTATAAATAGTGATTTCCCTGACACCATTAAATCTATTGAATTTTCACCAGAGAAAGTTTTTGAATTATTTGGTCGTAAAAGCTTAAAAGGAATTGAAATAATTAATATTAGTGGTGACAGCATGTCTCCAGCTATTAATCCACGAGATGTTGTTTTTGTTGATACTCATAATGAGTTTTTTGATGGTGATGGAGTTTATATTTTTAGCTTTGAAAATTCATTATTTATAAAAAGATTACAACGAGTTAAAGGTAGAAAATTAGCTGTAAAATCTGATAACCCTGCTTATGAAACATTTTATATTGAAGAATCAGAAATGTATGATCTTCGAATTATTGGAAAAGTAATAAAATCACTCCCTATTAGAATGATTGATTTTGCATAAAATAACAATGAGTTAAATATAACCACCGTATTAGCGGTGGTTTTTTTTCACCTGAAATATTAGCAGAGCTATTGACACATAAAATAGCAATGCTAATATTAAGGCAATTCAAAACAACACAGCAAGTGTTTAGGTAAGTGTTCAAATTCAGTTTTGCTGTACCAGGGAATTAAATTAGTTACTGACCAAAGCTATAAGACAAGACCTGACAGCTCGGAAAGACGGGCAACAAAATTTAGACGTAAAAAAACCCACCGAAGTGGGTTCCTTTACCCCGAATTGCCGACCAAAGCTATCGGGAGTTCTACTAGCGCGACCAAACGCTAGAAGAGGCAAGACCAATGATAAATCACTGATCATCATTATTTTAAAGGAGTTGCTATGAAAGCACAACCTGAAAGCCTAACCGTCACACTCTATATTCATGCTAAAAAACAGTTCGATGGTTCTTACCAATATAACGCCTACGCATTTAAAGCAGATCCTAATGATGGGTTAGGTTTTGTTATTGCTGAACACACTGTTGATGTTCCTTTTAAAGAGCCAACTCAAACTGATCTCGTTCACGCTGAAATTGATTTTCTACGTAATGAGCAAGAAAAAATTCTTGCTGATGCCCAAGTGAAATCAAGCTTGTTAGAAGATCAAATCCAAATGCTTCTCTGCTTGGAAGGAAAACCAATAGCTAAAGAAGATGAAGAAATTCCTTATTGATGGTGAACATTATGGATGCAATTAATCTAGCAATTGATGCTGTATTAGATGCTGTATTAGATGCTGAACTATCTGTTATTGAACATGAAAATAACAGTGAGATAGTTTCTGGTATTCAACATATTTCCATCATTGGAGGTAAGAGACGAGTTGAATATTACCCTTCAACTGGTACTGCTTACTCTAATCCTATCGATGGAAAATATAAGCGTGTAATTATCAAAAAAGCTGGCATTAAACGAGCTATTAAATTAGCAAAATCAGGAAATTAAGAGGCAAGACCAATGAAAACTTTTATCTGTGTATTTGAGCCTACGACCGAGGCTCGTACAAACAACGGTGCTATACCGTTATCAATAGCGTTAAACACTGCTAATGCAAAGCTGGCAACAGCAACTGCAGTAGTGAAATTATCTGAAGCATATCCAGAAGCAATGGATAACTTTAATACTGATGAGCCATTAATTAGCGAACATCTTGACGGTTCTGCATGCCCTACTTTAGATGCTTTCGATGAAAAATTTGCTGTTGAAAATGAGTATGACGGTACTCAATGGAAACCTATCGAATATAGAGAATTTAAAAAGCTGGGCACAAAACCTCGTATTGCCAGCCTGCTGTTATTTGGGAAGACTCAAATAACAAACAAAGAGTTCTCTTTTACATTGAAATATCTTGCTGGCACAGAAGATCCCAAAATTCGTAATATCGCCACAGGCCTTGCTGAAATAACAAAACTTTCTTTGATGGATGCTGAGCAAACGCTGGAAATAGCACAGGCTATCTATGAGTTTGCTAATGAAGATGTCACCGTTGAAGAAGCTAAGTCATTAGGTGAAAGTTGGCTAACAGAAGAACCAGAACAACCACAAGAAGAAACATCTTCTATCAAGCGTAACTATTCAACCATAGATACTGAAATCGCCTTAGCACTGTTAGATGACTTTGACCCTAATAATGTCCTCGCATCTCAAGTAAAGAAGGCCAAAGAACTAATAGATGATGACAACAAAGCATGGAAACGCTGGTCAATGGATTTACGCACAACAGCTGGCATCTTAGATATACCTCGTGAAAAGATTTTCGCGTTAATAACTGAAAGCAAAAAACAGCCTGAGCTATTAGATAACCCCAATGCACGAAAAGAACTTATTGATCTGCATTTAGGTATTAACAAGCCTGCTGGCAACGCTGAAAAAGAAGAAATTACTACTAAGTTAAATCAAACAGATAATGCATCTTTAGTATCCAAAGAAAATACAGTTGAGAAAGAAACCAAGCCTAAGCGTTCACGTAAGAAACAAGAAGAAATCCCAAAAGCAGAGGTTTCTCCAGTGATCGAACAAACTGAAGAACCCGAAGAGCCTAAAGAGTCTGAGACACCATCAGTACAACACGATAATTTTGAGCAACGAGCTAGTGTGCTTGATGAAGTTCTTAACTTAGGTGATGCAAATAATCTTAATATTTGGAAGCGTGTACAACGTACAGACCCTCGCTTTACTAAGCCGTTAGAAGGTATGGGATTTGTAGGAACTAGCATAAACAGCAATTACATGTTTATGCGCGCAACTGAAATATTTGGCCCTGTCGGTGAAGGGTGGGGTTATGAAGTTCTTGAAGAAAAATTTATTGATGGAAAGCCTCTTGTAGAACCTGTTCTCGATGAGCGTAATAAACAAGTTGCAACCCGTTTTTTACGTGATGGTGATGGCTCGTTATTCTGCGAACAGAACCACTCAGTTAAGATCCGCTTTTGGTACATCATCGAATGTGAAACCCGTGGTGAATTTGAAAGCTATGGTGCTACTCCTTACCGTTATCAAACCCAATATGGCATTAGGGTTGACGGTGAAGTTATTAAAAAATCGCTGACCGATGCTATCAAGAAAGCACTGTCTATGCTTGGGTTCTCTTCTGATGTATTTATGGGAATGCACGATAACCCTGAATATTTAGCAAGTAACAAGCTTGAATTTGAAATTAAAAATGCGAGTGAAAAAGCTGAAGATATCACTCGTATTCGTAAAGAGTTAGACGAGAAATTTACTAAGCATACGGAAGTTATGCGTAGTGCTGTTACTGAGAATGAACTGCGAGGCATTGCATCTACATTAACGCGCGAAATTTCTGCACATATCAAATCAGCTCAAGAACGTCGTGACGAAGAATACGAGAAATATTTATCTGGCCGTTTACGCCGATTAAATCAAATCGAAAAAGAGTGTTCAGACCAATTGAAACAGAAAGAAGAGGCAATCTAATGACCAAAACTACCGCTATCGCACTGGCGACCAATTACGAAAAATTACAACAACTCGTTGAAACAGGAGAGTTCTCTCCTGAAGATATCGCAGATACGTTGGAAGGTATCGAGGGAGAGCTAGGTGACAAATTGGATGCGATTATGCACCACGTTCGCAATATCGAAGGTCAAGCTAAAACACTTGATGAGGAATCTAAACGGTTATCTGATCGTAAAAAATCATTCGAAAACCAAGCTAAAAACCTAAAGAAATATGCTCTCAACTGCTTATTAGCTTCAGGATTAGATAAATTAAAAACAACAAAAAATACATTCACAGCTAGAGCTGGTGTTGTTCGAGTCATTATCGACAATGAGGCTTTATTACCAGATGAATTGATTGATGTTCAAACCATTACAGCACCTGATAAAAAAGGTATCAAAGATGCAATTGAAAATGGTATTGAAATCCCCGGAGCACATCTTGAAGTTGGTGACCGATCATTAATGGTTCGTTAATTCATAATAGCACCCTTTATCGGGCGCATTATCAGGAGATAAACGTTATGGCCATGAAGTTAGAAGTTGTCATCACTCATGATGAAACGACAAATAAATGCAGTATAGAGTGGTCTACGGCATCAACAGAAAATGTCACTGAGCAGGAACAACAGGCTCTTTCATCAATGCAAAAAGCGTTATTGCTACAACTTGGCCATCCTACAAATATCGCTATTATCCACTAGTGTGACATGTCACGAAGAGGCAAGACCAATGTTAAGACACTCTCAACAAAAAGACCAAGCCGTAAAGATCACATTACCAGATGGTACACATGGCTTTGTTTCAACAGATAGACGTTGCCATGTTTCATACGATTTTCCAGCGCACGTCAAAATTGAACTTCAGCCTACTCCCGCTGAGCAACAAAGGAGTGAACAGTAATGTATGGTTTATTCCTTTTGATATGTAGTTCGATGATTTGTCAGTTCGAACCCTATGGTTACATTTACTCCGATGAACAAAATTGTTTAATTGATAAAGAGGTACTCGCGACAAAAGGGAAAATTGCAGAGTGCTATCCAGTTGAAGGAATTATTCGCGTAAAAAATTGATTAAGCATAATCAGTTTTTACTTTTCGTTGTTATTAGCATGGTGGTTTATTCAAGACCGATGGATGACCACCATGAAATTATTAACACCTTGGGAACCAGGGAACCAATTATTAACAAGTTTTGATATTAAATTAGGCCGGTTAGCTTCTAGTATAAGAAATAGACCATGTACTGAAGCTGAAATCAAACACTCCTGTGATATAGCAGACCGGCTTATTTTATTGATGATGAGGCAAGACCAAAATGAGCGGAAAACTGATGAAAGCTAGTGCATGGGCTAAACGAGAATTTGAAATAGGTTCTATTCCAGATAATAGAACCATAAAAAAATGGGTAGAGACTGGCATATTAAAAGGTAAAGTCGTTGATTGTTCTGTTTGGGTATATTCATCAGAACGTTGGGGTATAGAGTCCGTTATTTCTTCATGTGTTGATGAGTTAATAAGGGCTTCTTGATATGGCCAGTAGACCAAGAAGAAAGGAATTTAGGCATTTACCTGACTTTCTATATTACGATTCATCTAAAAAACAATATCGCTTAACGCTAACTAACGGTATTCGCAAATGCATTGGTGCTGATAAAGCAAAAGCTATCGCAATAGCCAGAGAATACAATAATATCATGCGACCAGAAAAATTCGTTTCTGTAAATTCATTAATTATTGACTCGGGAGGACAATATGGTGAAGCCCTTCCCTTCTCTGAGCATTTAGATAAATTGTTTTCTCGGATCATCAATGATGAACAGCCATCTAAAAGCACGTTGAATGACTGGAATAATGACCTAGAAAGAGTGAAATCCTTTTTTAAGGATATTCCATCAAATGAAATCTCACTCGAACACGTTAATGGATTTATTAATGAATACCATGCTGAAGCTTCTGCCAATGTACAAAATCGAAAAGTAGGTTTTTTAAAGAAGATTTTCAGTTATGCAATAGATGAATCTCTTATGTTCGATAACCCAGCAGAACGTAAGAAAATGAAAAGAGTCGATGGTAAAAAACGTAGAAGATTATCTTATGAGGACTTTCTTAAAATCCGAGCATCCGCAGAGCCTTGGTTAAGAACAGCAATGGATCTCGCATTACAGACAACACAAGCAAGGCTCGAAGTATCACGAATAAAATACAATATCAAAGCCCCTAAAGAAGGAATATGCGGGTGTGCTTGGTACGAAGAGCCAAAAAATGGGATATATGGAATGATCTATATCCATAGGCAAAAAGTACAGTACAAAGAAGCTTCTCACGTTGCTATTCCCATAGGAAAGGCATTAAAAGAAATCATCGATAATAGCCGTGACAATGTAGCAAGCCCCTATATTGTGCATAGGCTACCTACTCGCATCCCAAATAAGGTAAGTAAAGAAGTTAATCATCCAACACAAGTTGCACCTGATTACCTTAGCCGTGCATTTTCAGCGTTACGTGATCGAGTGGGCGTTGCCAGTCATTTACCTTTAGATGAAAGACCAACCTTTCATGAAATAAGAGCATTGGCGGCCTTTATGTTTAAACAACGTGGTTTTGATCCACAAGCTAGAATGGCTCACAGTGATGCGGAGTCAACCAAGATTTATACAGAAAACCATGTACAATGGGTTGAAGTGCCACATTGTGAAATAATCGGATAAAAAAATGACAATAGAACAAGTTATAGATGCCTTAAGTAAAATTCAGTTTAATCAAAGTCTATCATTATCGACATATTTTTTTATAGCCATAATTTCTTCAATCGTATCAATTTGTTCTATTTATATTACAGGTTATTTAAAAGAAAAATCGAAATTTGATTTTATAAAAAAAAATCTTACTGAAATAAATACTCAATTAGAAAAAAATACTGAGACAACTAAAAGTATTGAACACCAATTCATTCAAAAAACTTGGATAAACCAGCAAATTTGGATAAAAAAACAAGAAATATATGATGAAATATTTAAAATATTTTTAAATATTGATAAATACCTTAATCATGAAGAAGAAGAGTTAAACAACTCTTTTTGGTTTTATAGTGGAATATATCAATACTTATATAATGATTCTATTAGTGAAGAAGAAAAAAACAGTCTTATAGAATCACAGAAAGAATATAAAACAATTACTAACAGTAATGAATATAAAGAAAAAATAAATGCATATAAAAAAATCAAACAAAATAGTATTGAAAGCCTTACTAAAATTTTACAATTAAAAGCATTATTCTTATCTGACGAATCTAAAGAGATTATATCTAAAATTATAGAATTAATTAAAATTACACCTCAAGATCATGAAGAATGGGAAGATTATGTTACTGAATCAATAAAATCTTTCAAAGGTTATAAAAATGAGCTTTTAAGTTCAGCAGAAAATGAACTATCACTTTTGATATAATATTGTGGTAAAACTTCCTTTAACTCATTGATTCTTATAATGCATATTTTGTATATTTAGCACTGTATGTAATTACATGCAAATGTATTATTTATATTTATAATCAAAGTGTTAGACAAATTAAAATCGGTTTCATGGGGTGTCGGGGGTCGTAGGTTCAAATCCTATCATGCCGACCAACAATATTTAAGAAAACCAACCACTTACGGTTGG